TTATCATCCAACGACCCGCTAGTAACTGTTGTTTCGCTTGAATTATCAGTGAATATTAAATCTCTTATTTCTGATTTGGTTCCTGTTGAAATATCGTTAGCAAACGTACTTGATATTGTAACGTCGTTTGTGACTGAATCCACCGACCCATCGACATTGCCTGATACGTTTCCATCAACATTTCCAGCAACCGATCCGACCGACCCCGTAACACTTGCTACGGCTTGAGTAGAGCCTAGCGTAGACCTTGTAGACGACATTCTAGAGCTAATCGTTGCATCTACGTTTGTAATGATAGTATCTACATTAGCGGTCGTTCCTTGAATCTGGGTTATGTTTGCATCGACTGTGCTATTTACGCTTGTGACCGCGTCTGCTAGAACCAATCCTTGAATCTTGTCAGTAGCAGGATCATAACCATCATCAGCAAAGTCTTTTAAGTCGTCTGCGCTTTGCGAACTACCCCTTATTTCAATCATGTTGGCGTTGGCTGTTGCGGTTGAGCCTAACGTTGATCGCGTGCTAGACATTCTAGAGGAAATAGCAGCATCAATATTAGTCACCCAGTTATCCGTATTAGCGGTACTAGCTTTTACTTCAACCAAGTTAGACGGTAAAGCTGCCGTACTAGATATACTCCCCACACTGCCTGTAACGTTTCCTGCTACATTTCCAAGCACAGACGCTACGCTACCTACTACTTTTCCTTTAACATCGCTAGACACGCTTGTCACGCTTCCGTCTACGTTGCCTTGAACATCCCCGCCGACATTGCCCGCGACTGAGCCTACTGCCCCTGTTACAGATGCCACCGCCTGAGTAGAGCCTAAAGTCGATCTGGTCGAACTCATACGAGACGATACATCTACATCAATACGTTCCGCAAATTGCGGGTTAATTTCTTCCGTGGCTACCTTTAACGCAGCAGTAGATTCACGCCACATTATCATACCTTCGAAACCGTCGTTAAATGAAGCAAGAACTCCATAAGATGCTATATTGGCGGCGGTACTAACTGGAATTTCGGTTACGTTTGTGTCAGACCAGGCTGTTATTACGGCTCCGCCAGTATCAGAAATTTGATACTGAACCTTAGTAGACCCGGCTTGAAACCCTGATATGCTTTTGAATAAATTATAAGCCATTACTTAACTATCTATTTCTTCCCAGCCAGCTTTTGCAACCACGTTGTTATTGCTAACGGAATACTTTTGTGCGCCTGTATCGTCATTCTTTTCTCTCACTCTCAATATCTCCCGGCACAAATCCTTATTGGTTTCATCTTCCGGTAGGTCAAGCAGGGTCAGGGGCAGCTGGACGTTATCGCTGCCGTCTTTCATAATCATCCAATACTTGCCGTTTTCATCTGTGCGAGTGTCGTAATAGGCAAAATCAGCCCATGCCGTGTCTTTAATACGAGCAAAGATTCTACCTGTTTTTTCATCGTGGAGTATTTTCATTCTCTACCCCACAAATCCATGATCGTCGCCGCCGGTATTGTTGTCTTCGTTGGTATTGTTGCCGCTATAGTGGACATTGCCTCTAGTCAAAAATACTCCCCCTTGTGTTGCCCCTATTCCTGTATCGCAGTTGGTTATGAAAACACGCTTACGGTTATCATTCGCACTTTGAGTACGCGCAGACCCATTGATGTCACAGTATACTCCCCATTCCCAGGTATCTATCTGCCCGCCCTCTGGTACGAGCTGTCCGCCATAAGTAATGTAAATTCCTCGATTGGTTGCCGCAGGGCCAATGGTGTTACCGAAAATAGCACACCTGGTTGGAACGAAAAACGAATTGAGAAATATCGCATAATGAGAAGCGGTGTCGCTAAAGGTTTTTTGGTAAAGACAATCAGCGGCTCCCGCTGCCGCAGCGGAGGCTACGTGCATCCCGACCGTTCGTGACACTGTTCTCAAAAACCAACAGTTATTAAACTGTACGCTGCTGGCCCCAGTGAATATCTTTTCAAAGCCCAACGTGGGCGCAACGGAAGGGTCGAACTTAATATCGTTAAATGTAATATTGGATGCAAATATTTCTAGTACGTTCTCGGGAGCTGAGTCTGACCTGAATATTGTTCCCGGCGTGATAATTGTGAATGTATCACCGTTTACTGGATTTGCGGGAAGTCTATCAATCAACGTAAGGGTTGTGGCATCGTTGCTTTTTATTACTCTGACAAGCCCTTGGAGCGCTGCTGTCGTGGTGTCATCCTCAAATTTCACCCATTGTAGGTCGTGAGCATTCGGAGTAAACGTAGCAGCGGCGGTTATAATAGTGGCTTGGGTAGTTACTCCGCCCTCGCTTCCACCCGTTGCGGTTGTTTCCGAGAGCTCTTCGGTCTGTGTTCCTTGAAGTGTGATTGTAAAATTTCCTGTTACTTGCTTTCCTCGGAGAACAAGGTCTTCAACATAAGTGTCCTCGTCAATATTTAAGAAAACATTTCCCCCGACTAATCCAGGGATGCAGTCGATAGCAAACTGTGTCGTCCTAAACGCTGTAGCTCCGAAAGCCAACCCGTTATTAGGGGAATCCTCACCTGCTGAATTATCAACAAATACCGTCATAGTTCCGTAAGAAATAATCGGAACCCAGCCAACAAGTATTTCATAGGTTTCATCCCCATCAGGAAAAACATCGCCATCAAGCAAAAGGCTTGTATTGCTTTCAACGTCTGTTACAAAGCCATAAGTATCATCAGTCGTATTATGAGCAACATTTCCTACAGATACAGTTGTGCTAAAATCTGTTTGCGTTGAGTCTACAAGCTTATTTAGAGTATCAGTATCAGCCGTTCCGCTATCTAGGATAGTGTCAGAAAACTGCATTAAAATTGTTCGCCCAGTGGGTGCATGTAAAAACCACTGACCACCTGTAGCATCTGCTGATAATGTCGCGCCGCCATCGGCAACCATAGCAACAGCTTTTAATTGGTTAAAATCAACATCTACCGTCATGTCTAAACTAGTAGCATCTAGATGGGCGCGTTCTGTTCCAGCGGTGTCGAACCTTATTATGTCTTCGTCGTTTGTTTCATTAGTCTGGACTTTAGTGTCGCCGTCTAAGTCTTTTATTTGTGTTGTATCAGTCCATTGTGCGCCGTTGGTCATACTATTCTTTCTTCACTAGCTGCTTTCTTAAGGTCTTCGCTCATTTGTTTCATAGCTTCTGTGAACTCGTCTCTCGTATCCAGCTCAGGTAGTTCTTCTGCTAATTCCTCAACCTCTGGGAGCCCCGCAAGCCGTCTAAAGAAGTTCTGAGTATCTAAGTCAGTTAAATCTACTCCAACCTTTCCTAGAGCGTCTATGAACGTTGCCATTATGTTTAAGTCTTGACTCTCCAGGTCTCCGTGGGCGAGCTGAGGCATGGTTTCCATTGGAAAACCGTTTAATCTCCATAGCCTTGGTATAGCATGTCTGTTAAAAACACTAGCCATCATGTCTAACCATGTGCCAAGAGCAGTAGAAAACATCTTGGTTTTATCTGAACTCAGGGCAAACGAACCGACTTTATCTTGGCCCAAAAATAAGAAGTCCGCTAATACAGTCATGGCAATTCGTTTGTCGTATCTTTTAATTACCGCATCAACGTCAAAGTTTCTCTTGCCACCCGATGTTAATAGTTCTAATTTCATTAACTGATTGCCGTTTTCGTCATAGATCGCCGGAAGCACAACGCCCTCTTGCTCATCTCGTTTGATGTTAATAGCCAAGTTCTTAGCTTCCACATAGGATGCTTTTTCTGCATCGGTTGCGTTCTTGTCTGTCCATGCGCCCGGCACCGTAAGTACAGGGTACCCCGCTAAGTCTCGTTCTATTCCAATGGCTTCGTAATTCTCGATATTCTTTTTCATGCGCCAGTCTCTAAACGCATGTCTAAATATAGATTCTCCCTCGGGGTTGGTTTTGTAGACGGATGTACGAAAGAGTAAAGACTTGCCAATCGGGACAATCCGAGTCTTATAATCAGGCGGTGGTAGTTGTTCCATTGCTTCTAGTCCGCCGTCTTTATCGAATATCCATCTCCATAAAGTGTCTTGGCCTCTAATTGGGAGTTTGCGCCAACCGACTTTACCGTCATCGAACTTACTTGCTAGTCCGGGGCGTTCATTATCACCGTTACGCATCTTGTACACAAGCTCATGATACGACCAACCAAAAGGTAAAAATGACATGATCTCTGAGAGAGTGTCTTGCCATGACTGGGACATGTCATCTATCACGCCGTCCATAAACTCAACGCCCTCTTCTGCGGCAGGTTCTTCAGATGCGGGGTCAAATCTCCACTCAACTTGGCGCATAAGCATATCAATTGCAAAAAGAATCGCCCCTGCAACCGCGTCGTTGGTAGACATTTCTTTGAGGAACTTCTGTCTCTGTTGAGTGTTTTTAAGCGCCGGGAGGTCTTCTTCAAATAAAAACCCGCCTAGTTGATTAAGTCCTACACGGCCAAATTCAGCATCTAGACTTACTGCTGCTTCAGCGGTTGTGGGAACTTCGGGGACTTCTGTGGTGGTGTTCAATATTCGGGAGGGTTGGATAAGTTGTTTCTCTACTGGGTCGGGCTTTTCTGTCTTGGCTATTTTGGTTTGATGTGATTTCTGCTTCTGTGGACGGTTGCGATGTTTTTTTGCCATGAATTACCTATCTATATGGTTTCGTTAATTTTCCAGTTGGTGTTGCTATTCCGGCTCTTACAAGAAACGCTAGCGCCTGTTCAGGAGTAGACAGATGCTCTTTAGCATATTCTTTCGCCCTTGCTACATATTCTTCTGCTTCTTGTTCGCTTATGGTTGAATAAGGCATTTGTTATCTGTAAATACTATATTTTGTTTTATTTGTCAAGCGTTAATTATCCTCTCTCATACGTCACCGCCCTC